TGTAGTGCCAGCCTTGGTGTGAATTCTTTTTCGAATTCTTTAGACCAAAATTTATCAGGTTGTTCTCGCCATTTACGGGATGCATCTGTGTCACCTTCTAGAAGATGCCTTGGCCAACCAAACATTTCAGCAGCAACATCCTTAACACCTTTTGCGAAACTCAAAGGAGTAAAGCCTAGGTCTTTAAGAATGTCACCAGCTGTGCCTTTACCTGAACCAATAAATCCAAGAAGGCCAACGATCATCACATTTCTCCGACGAAATTCGCTACAGCAGGCATGTCGCCTTTGAAGTGATAAGTGCCAATGTGATCAGTACGCATCCAAGGGCAAAGCCAAATTTGACCGCCTAGTTTGCGCCAGAGTTGACAGAACATGTAATCTTCAGACAAGTAACGATCCGTGCCGCCACCAGTTGCAGAATCTGCACTATCAATGATAGTATCGAAGTATGCATGAATGTAACGTGTGCCGTCAAAGTGTGCTTGTCCAACGTGGTCTGGTTTGTAACGCAGTTGAGGATATGCTTCTTCAAACTTAGGAAAAACTTCACGTTTAATCATCATAAAGCCTGTACCGATTTCCAGGACTTCAAGAGGTTCAGACACAGAAAACTTTTCAGTACCACGAACAGGATTGAAAACATAATCACCAGTTACTTTTTCTAATGATTGTGCTTCAATTTGGGGATTTCTCTCCATGGCCTTCTTAACAGAACGCCACTTGATGGCTTTCTTGGGATATGAACCGCCGATAACATCTTTGTCCAAAGCAAGAAGTGCAATCACATCTTTCGGATCAAAGTGAATGTCCGAGTCGATGAACAACATATGTGTACATTCTGAACGATTCAAGAACTCATCAACAAGATAGTTTCTTGCACGTGTAATTAAAGATTCATTGAAGAGAAATGAAAATTTAACTTGTACGCCATACTGAATGCAAATAGACTGCAAGTCAAGGCAAGCCTTGGCATACAGCCCGTGATTCATGCCACCGTACATAGGTGTTGCAACGAAAATACTTTTCTTTTGAAGGTCTTCTTTTTTAATTGAAATTTCCATTATCTCTCCAAAAATAAAAAAAAGGGAGAACCACCTTTCGGTGGTCTCCCAGTCAAACAGTCAATTAAGCGTTGAAGCTGTAACCAGATTTGATAGCGGCGCGAACCATAGCTTTGGTAGGAGTACCAAGGCGATACACGGCAACCTTAGAACCGTCAGCGCGGGTCTTGGTGTTCGTGTAGATAACATGACCTTCTTGGCGAAGTTCATCGATGCGAGCGCTGACATTCTGGATGCCAAAACGAGCACGAGCTTGTGCGGTGGAAAGGGTGTTGTAGCCGTCTTTCTTGCTCAGAAAGTTGATCAGGCGTTGCTTAGCGGATAATTTAGTCATAATAATCTCCATAATAATGACAAGGTTTACAAAATTTCTTGCGTTTTGCAAGTCTTCACAGTATACTATTATATAGTCGCCGTGTCAAGCATTTTCGCGGTATACTTGATTTATCTGCCGACTTGAGGCAGGTATTTTTCTTTGGTCTGTTCCCAGGTTAGGAAGATCAAGTCATCATAGAAGAGTGATTCATAAGAAACATTGTTCTTCTTTTTTAACATAGAAATCCTACCTTTTGCATACTTGGTTTTCCAAATATTCGACAAGGTTTCCTCACTGGTATCAAAAGATTTAACCAGATCGGTTTCACCAATTTCTTTTCTTAGAAATTCGTTGGTGTTATTGTAGAGAGGAGAAAAATAAATTCCTCTCTGATGTTCGGTACGAATCAGGTTTTTAGGAATACCTAGTTTTGAATAGGCAAAGTTTAGAGTCCTGTTTTTGTGGTCACGCTTGAAAGGCAGACCATTGGGTTTCTTTGCTTCCCACCACTCAAAATATTTTTGTGTGTGGTTCTCTTTAACCCAATCATACACCGAGTTAACAGTCTTCTTAGTTGGTTCGAATGCGACAGAACCACTAGAGAATCCCATTTTGTTCCAATGTTCCAATCCATCGTATTGCGACAACCCATTTGATTTGGTATTACCATACAATGAGGTTGTTGTTACGCCGACGAGAACATCGTCATATTGTCTCTTCCAGTCTTTCTGCACAGTATCAGAGAGACACAGTAGAGCCAACAGTTTACCGCCCATGTAATTGAAACCGAGCGGTTGCAAAGGCACAATGGTAGAACCAATCGCGGTGTGATTGATCATATTGCCTTGTGTCTTTACAGTTCTTTCCCAACCAATTGCCTTGTCGCGAGGCGTCAGATCAAGAAAGTCCGATGAGATGCAAATGACACCAAGATATTTCTCAGTCACTTCATCAATCACCGTATAGAATAGGTTTCTTCCAATGTTGGAATTATTCTTCATCGTAGAAGAAAATGTACGAATGGTGTTCCAAGTTTCGGCCAAAGGACCATTCGACAAGACCATTTTAGGTTTTAGATTTTCATAATCATCTGGTGATTTTGGCATCCAAAAATTAGACTTAACTTTTTCAACGAGTTTAATTTGGTTATTGTCGATAAGTTGAACTTGATAACCATCAAAAATAGTATTGATCTCGCGTGTAGGATATTTCTCATGCACTTCACACCATTTCTGGTACAAAGTGTATTCACGAACATCCATTTTCGATGCAAGAGTTAGATCACCAATCAGAGATGATTTTAAATTTTCTGTGTCAATGTGAGTGAAGCGAGATGGTTCATTTGCGATTTGCCATGTTCGCCACTGTTCAGTAACATCAGGAAATACTTTTTTTGTTGCCATTAGTTGGTGCGTTTTTGTTGTTCAAATTAAACTTTTGAAACTTAAGCATTTTCTTATTGAGTTTGCTTAACTTTTTCAATCCAAGTTGCAATGCAAGTGGTTTAACTCTGTCAGTATACACGATTCCGTTCATGTGGTCAAGCTCATGCAGGAAACACCTTGCGGTTATTCCTTCAAATCTTTTGGTATGTTTCTCACCTTTGTGATCTTGGTATTCTACCACAATACTTTTTGGTCTTGTGATCTTAAGTTGTAACATTGGAAAAGAAAGACATCCTTCATCCATGTGTACTTCACCTTCAGTTGATACCAACTTTGGATTAAAGAAAGCAACAAACTCTTCACCGGCACCCATAACAAAAACACGATGTAAGAAACCGCATTGATTGGCAGAAAGCCCAAGCCCATTATTTTGTTTACATGTTTCTACCAATGCAGATGCTAACTCCGTTGGATTAACAGGAGGATCTGTAAAGTCGAAATCAGGTATTTGTTTGTATAGAAATGGATGATCAGGAGAAACTAACCTTAAAGTTTGTGCTGGTGGTTTCTCAACCTTTGATTGTTCATCGGTGTTATATAATACAAATTCATCAGTACTCATTTTGCAATCCTTGAAAAATTGTTTTTCTTTTCAAACCTAATTACGTTTCGGAATTTATCAAATAATTGGTCGCCTTTGTGTGAAATGACAAACACGTTTGTGTCTGTTCCCATTTCGTGAATCAACTTTAAAAACTCTTCTGTACCAACAGTATCAAGTGATGAATCAAAAACTTCATCTAGAATCAGAAGGTTGGTGTTGGTTGAATTCTTTAACTTGGCAATCTGTCGCCATGTAAACAACAATCCCAAATCAATACGCATCTTTTCACCTTCAGAGAAGTTGGCATATGAAAACTCATCACGGTGCCGACTCTTGATTGTCTCTTCAAAGTTTTCATTGATATTGAAGTTGACAAAGAAGTCCATTGCAGTCAGGTACTTGTTGATCAATTTATTCATAATAGGCAAATACTGCTTGATGATTTTGGTTTTGATACCTGTATCTTTTAATAAACCACTAGCAAATTCGTGATAGTGTTTTGCCGAAATTAGACTCTCATATGTCTGAGTGTAAGTTGTCAATTCAGTTTTGAGAGATTTTAGTTTTTCATTCTCTTCTTCAAGATTATCTTTAGTTGTGGAAAGATTATTGATCTCTCCATTCAACTTGGTAATGTATTGTTGAATTGCCGAGATGGTTGAATTGTGTTTGATTATTTCACCATTGTGTGCATTGATATGATTCAACACACCTGCAATGTCTTTTAATCTACTTGAGATTTTATCAATTTCGGTCTTAACTTCCTTAAGACCCTTTTGTTGAACATCGACTTTGGATTTTCTTTCTTCAATTTGTTGTTCTTTGAAATGTGTTTCAATAGATTGTTTACAGGTTGGGCAGTTGTCGTTTTTTTCATAGAATTCAATATCCTTTTCGTTTTTGGTAATATTGTTTTCAATCTTAGCTTCTATCTGGATAAGTTTTTTGGATTTTTTCTCCAAGATTTCTTTTCCATCACCAACTTTTGATGTTAAAACTGCGACATGTTTCTGTATTAAACCAATATCTTTTGTGATTTTGGTTATTTGATTCTGTGACGTTTCAATTTCTTTTCTTTTGTTTTCAATTTCCACATCGTTACGTATCTTATTGTCTTCGATGTTTTGTTTCTGAAATTTAATTTTCTCTTCAACCAAATTGATATCAAATTTTACCTTGGTAATTTCATCTTTGATTCCGGACAACTTATCTTTTACCACAGTATTCATTGAGGAAAAGATTTGAATATCTAGTAAGTCTTCAATGATTGTCCTGCGATCCGCAGCAGACAGCTGCATAAAAGGAACAAAAGAAGCCGAACCAAGGATGACAACCTGCGTGAATGACTTGTAGTTTAGTTTGAGAATATTCTTCTCTAGTATTTCTTGATAGTCTTTTGCAGCTGCATCCTGGTTCAGCAACACATCGTTAACGTAGATTTCAAACACACTAGGTTTGATGCCACGAATAACTTTATATGATTTTTTACCAATGGTAAATTCAACTTCAACTATCGCATCACGCGAGTTGATAGAGTTTAGTAATTGTGGTTTATTAATTTTACGAAAGGGTTTGCCGAACAAACCAAAACACAAAGCATCCAGAATGGTGGATTTGCCTGCACCATTTTGCCCAATGATTAATGTATTTTGTGATTTGGTGAAATCAATCTCAGTAAATACATTACCCGTTGATAACAGGTTTTTCCAACGAATCTTTCGAAATAATATCATGCTTGTTCAGTATTCAATGCCTCTACGTAGAGTTCTTTCAATAAATTTTTTAGTACAGTATTATCTATACTATCTTCTTTGATTGAGTCCACATATTTGTTTAGTATTGTCAATGTGTCTTCTGCTTGATCAACCATTTTTTCATCGATACCTTCAGTTAATTCCGTGAAGTCTTCTGCAATGGTGATATCAACTGGATTAACATTATACAGACTATTCATAAACTTGTCAAACAAGTATGGATTTGTTTTGTTTATTACAACCACTTTAACATATGTACCAGTATAAACACTCAAATCTTTATTGGTAATATCTGTAATGGATTCCTCTTTGTCATCGTATTTGATTTTATGGAAAATGACATTAGGATTTTTTACAAAATCAAGTCGATCACTATCCAGATCAAAGATATGAAAACCGCGAGCATCATTATAATCTTGCCATGTGAGCTCGTATGGATTTCCAACATAGTGGATATCATCAGAAGTGGACCTATGGTGATAGTGACCAGAAAAAGTATGAGAAAACTTTCTAAAAATACCACGATCCAATCCTCCTTCAGATGGCATACCGCGATACATGGCAAAACCGGAAATTTCAAAATGACCCATGCAATATTTTGCATCAGTTTCTTGTAACATCTTCATTGAGTCTTCACAATTTTCTGCCAAGATCCAAGGCACCATACAGATTTTATGTGGACCCACATAGATTTCTGACGGATGATCTATGATATTGAATGAAGATGCATATTCACCAAGTAAAAGGTTTACAGAATTTACATCATTGGTATTTTTAAAATACGTATCGTGATTGCCAGCCAACATATGCACATCAACACCGAGTTGTGCCAATGGTTCAAAGAACATTTCTTTGGCACGTTTCAGTGAGTAGAAGTTGATATATTTTCTACGATCAAAGGTATCACCGAGAATCAATACAGCTTGAATCTTTTCTTCTTTTAATTTTGGAAAGAAAGTATCTCTGTAGAACTTCTCATAGAAGTCCAGAAAATGAACTGAGTCATTTCTTGCACCAAAGTGTTGATCGGTTATGATGGCAATTTTCATTTATTTTTTAGAATCTGTTACCCGTTGGCGTAATTCGGTTGTTGAAAAACTATGCCGTCTACTATTGAAGTAGACTTCCATTGATAGATCGTGACCAGTAAACTGTTTATCACGATACTCTTCTCCAATGATTCTAACATCAATTGGATAGGATGTCAATATGTCTTTCAGTTCTTTTTCTGTGGCATATGGTACAATTTGATCCACGTATTTGCAGGAGTCCAGCTGAATGAATCTTTCCAGTACCGATTGAACAGGTTTGTTTTTCCATTCTCTGTCTATTGTCGGATCAGTTTGCAGACCAACAATCAAATAATCACACTGAGTCTTTGCCTCTTTCAACATCATTACGTGACCTGCATGAAACAGATCAAAACATGAACATGTAAATCCTATTTTCATAATTACTCCATAAATTTTTCAATACCTTTGGGTTTCTTTACCGACTTTAATTCTTTTTTGGTCTTTTTGGCAACTTCATAGTTCTCAATAAACTCGGCAATATTGTCATACAGTTCAAACTGTTTGCTTGTACCGTCTTCAAACTCCATAGTCTCAAATTCATCCAAAACACCAATTTGTTCGGTTGCTTTGTACTTCACATACAACTGTTTCTTTTCCTTTTGAATTCTCCTAAGGAAAGCATAGTAGATGATTTGAGTAAAGTAAGCAAATGGGTTTTTGGATTTATTCGGATCAAAGTTCTCAAAGTACATCAGGCAGTTCTCAATGCCATCCGAAATCATTTCATCTCGGTAAGTATAGTTGATGAAGTTTGGTTTGTGTGAGAGTCCTTCGGCAATTTTCATCCAACATTCACCAATGTAATTTGGTATGTTGGGTTTTGATTTGCCATTCTTCTCGGCTTCAATGCATGACTCTTTGTATGCAACTAGTGCCTTTAGGAAATCCTCATTATTGATGTAGTGTTTTTGTTTGTTCATTCAAGTATACCATAAAAAGTTGTTGACAAAGGGCTTGACACGTGATACATTTCACGGTGTAGCCCCGATGATATTAATGTAATAAATTTCCTTTAATTGATTCCATATCTCTTAAGACTTCCATCATATTAATTTCTTCTTCCTTAACATTGGATTTATTCTTTAAGACTGCATTCATTTTATCCACAGTATTAAGGTAGTATTCCACAAATTCATCTGTTGGTTTAAAAACACAGAGAACATCCTCAGTGTTAATTGCCACAGCATCACCTTTCATAATATCTACCGGTAACCAATGTTGTAGAATAAGATTCGAACTGCGAACTGCAAACATCATAGGATTTGTAATTTTAATTTGGAAAGAATCAAGTTCTTCCATTTCACAAATAACATCAGTTCCATCCTTAAATCTGACAATGTGAATGTTATTTTCCATCTTTTAATCCTATGTTATAAAGTTTGAAAGAGAACTTCTCTTCATTATATATTTTCACTCTTTCCACGAAATGTTGCAACGTAAAGTTCATTTTCTTTTTGTGTCTGAGGTCGTCTGCAATGTCATAGAGTGTCGCCATTTCTTTTCCCTCCGACTGTCTAAGAGATCGTCCAATCGATTGAAGATTTCGAACTCTTGACTTTGACGGAGATGCGAATATAATATTATGCAAATTCCTAATGTTAATTCCAGTAGAAAAAGTCCCAAAAGAAGCCACAACAATAGCATCACTCTCTGTCTCCATAATCTTACGAATATTCTCACGGTCTTCCGTTTCTACTCCGCCGTGTACAAAAAATACTTTGCGGCCGTTTGCTTTTTCTTTAATAATATTATACAATATTTTACCATGTTTTTCAACCATTTGGTAAAGCACAAGGGTATTTTTATCTAAACTAATTGCCAAGTTTCTAATAAATCTATTTCTGTTTTCAGATGTTATCAGATATTCTATTTCTTCTTGATAAGAATCATCTTTATGTTTATCGCATACCTCTGGTGAATGTTTGAGTACCAGACATTTGATGTTGAAAGGTGACAATTGTTTTTTGTCAATCAGTTCTTTTGTTGTGATTACCTTTTCAACAGCACCAAACAAACCTTCCAGAACCAACTTATGAGTTTTTGTTCCGTCTAATGTACCAGTTAACCCAATACGATACTTTGTTTTGTTTGCGGCAGTCATAATGGTTGTCAATGACTGTGCTTTGAATAGGTGTGCTTCATCTCCAATGATGTAAT